TTATCATGGCTACTCCGAGAAAAGGTAAAGCGAAAGTAAAGGTCACTGCCACTGGCAAGAAGGTCTCCTATGGGCAGGCTGGAAAGGCCAGTGACGGTGGTTCTCGTGTACGAGCAGGCACTAGCAAAGGTGATGCGTATTGCGCGAGGTCTTTAGGTATTAAGAAACAACTATCCAAAAGACAGCAGAATGATCCTAATACGCCTAACAACTTGAGCCGTAAGCGGTGGAAGTGTAAAGGCGCAAAGTCTATGAAGAGCGGTGCTACTTATGAATGAAGGTCTATACGCTAACATCCACAAGAAACGCAAGCGAATCAAGTCTCAGAAGGCCGCTGGCAAAACGCCTGAGCGGATGCGTAAGGTAGGATCTAAAGGCGCTCCAACAGCACAAGCCTTTAGGAACTCGGCTAAGACTGCTAAAGGAGCTACATACGAATAATGGCTACTGTCGCTCAAGTTGCAAAGTCCTCGCTACAGAGGATATTGGTACAAGCTAGTGAAGCTCCGTTAGAGCCTGACGAGTACCAAGACTTTATATTCTCAATGAATAATTACATGGCTGAGCTAGATGCCCAAGGCATTCAGCTTGGTTATACAGTTGTGACTGATCTTGGTGATGAAGTAACTATCCCAACAGGCGCACTGCGCGGACTTATCGCTAACATGGCGATTGAAGTCGCACCAGACTACAACGGAGTCATCTCTGGCGGCTTGCAGAAAGCAGCTCGTGATGGTTTCAACACAATGCGTATGCTTGGACAAAGCATGGGCAAAAGCAGATTTCCTTGTACGCTTCCTATTGGTTCTGGCAACGAAGACAATGACTTTGGCATGAACGGTCATTTCTATCCAGATCAGGAAGCAGCAATCCTTGCAGAGACAACTGGCGCTATAGCCTTGGAGGTAAACACCAATGGTTAAAAGAGCGGATGGACGCAAGAAGTCGGACTTTGTAGCACAGGATACTGTCCTTGCTAACTCGTTCATGGATTACTTTGTCAACAACACTAACTATAGAATCAGCTATCAGAACTTAGTTGCTGGTCTAGGTGTTACTGGGTCAATCGTCACTACAGGTGATGTCACAGGCTCTCCGGTTCTTGAGATAGATGGCACGGTTAATAAGATTCGAAACATAGAGAACGGTTCTGGCATTATTGCCTCAATCACTCCTACTAATGGCGTGAAAGTAAGCCACAACTTTACGGCTAACGCTGATGGTCTGCCTATCCTATTGAACACAACCGCAGCATCTCCCACAATTGCAAGCATTGTCGCTGGGTCAGGTATTAGCGTCCAAGCGGTAAATAACGGCGGTATAGAAATAACCTCTATTGCCGATCAGATATATTCTCAGGTAACAATGCAGGGTAATTCCACTGCTACGACAATTGCCACGCAAGGCACAGCGGTCAAGGTTGCAGGTACTTGGGTCGTGCAAACTGAATCTAACTTCACAGGCAATACCACTGGTAGATTAACTTACACTGGCTCAACTACTGAGGTGGTGTCTGCAAACGTGTCTATTACGTTTTCTCACGCTGGTAGCGGAACGGACAACCTTGCGGTTTACATTGCCAAGAATGGGTCAGTTTTAACTGCTTCAAAGCTGACAAGAGCGGTTACAGGAAGTGCTAAAGGTAATGTCGGGACGTTCTTTAACGTCTCTATGACTGCCTCGGACTACCTTGAGGTCTTTGTTTCTAATGACTCAGATACAAGCGATATAACTGTAGTGGATTGTTTGTTCGGAGTATCTTAGATGCCTAAAGTAGTCCTGCCCATAGCGAATGGATTCTACGAGAGCGACAGCCTGCCTATCTCTGCTCAAGAGTGTGTGAACTTCTATCCGAATATCGCCCAAGCTCCAGCGCTAAATCAAGAGACTCTATACGGAACGGCTGGACTAGAAGAAGTAGCAAACGCCAACAGCCTTACTGGTAACAGAGGCGCACACGAGATGAATGGTGTGCCTTACTTCGTTATTGAAAACAGACTGTACAGCATGGCTGCTGACTTCACGTTGACGTTCATCGGTGAGATAGCTGGTGATACCAGAGTATCAATGGCTGACAACGGCACACAACTTCTTATCTTAGTTCCTAATGGGAACGGATACATCTACAACCACGTTACGGACACATTTGCTCAAATCACAGATTCAGACTTTACTGCGAATGGAAATCCGCAACTGGTTGTTTATATTGACGGTTATTTCTGTTTAACCACTGACAGTAAGAAATTTATTGTTAGCGCGTTGAATGACGGACTTAGCTACAACGCTTTAGATTTCGGTACTGCCGAGTCAGATCCTGATGAGATTGTTGCTCCTATTGTTTTTAAGAACCAGTTGTTTATAGGAGGTTCGCAGACGATAGAAGCATTTCAGAACATTGGCGGCGCTGACTTTCCTTTTCAGAGAACAGGTTTGTTCTTATCTAAAGGTATTGCTAGTCCGTTCAGCATTCAGTCTTTGCAAGGCACGTTTGTATTCATCGGATCTGGTCAGAACGAATCACCAGCAATCTGGGCTTTTGAAGGCAATGATGCGGTTAAGATATCTACAACTGCAATAGACAAAGAGCTAAGCAATCTTACGCAAGACCAAGTGACCTCTATTTACTCATGGGGATACGCCGAGAAAGGCGCTTATTTTGTTGGGTTTGCACTGCCTAGTAGCACATTAGTTTACGATATTATTACTAAGCGCTGGCATGAGAGAAAGTCTGTTATTGAAGGTGATCTTGGCGGCTATCGTGTTACTGCTTTGGTAAGAGCCTACAACAAGATTTGGGCAGGTGATTTAGTAGACGGCAGGATAGGTAACTTAGATCCTGACTTTTATACAGAATACGGCACAGAGATTAGACGCTCTATAGTAACGCAGCCTTTCCAGAACAACATGGAATCCTTTGTAGTTCCTGAGATAGAACTAACCGTTGAAAGCGGTGTTGGTAATGCCTCTGCTCCTGATCCTCAAATTGGCATGGCTCGCAGTCGTAACGCTAAGACTTGGAGTGACACTCGCTTCCGTAGCATTGGTAAGGTCGGTGAGTATAACCACAGACCTATTTGGCGCAGAAATGGCAGAGCGGCTAGATTTGAATTATTCAGGTTTACAATGAGCGATCCTGTAAAGCCTGTAATTATCCAAATGACTGCTGATATAGAAGGTGTTCAGTGAGCTATAAATTAAATGTTGCTCAGCCCATAATAGAACCTAATGGGACTATGAGTCAGGCGTTTAGACAGTTTACGCAAGAGGCTACCTTAAGCATTCCAATAGTTGGAGTCGGGAGTCCAGAAGGTGTTATAGAGGCTGTACAGTATAGTCTCTACTTAGACAGCGCAGGCTCTGCTGGAGCTATACAATACAGAAAGATGCTACCTAGTATTGGTGGAGATAGAAAGCAAGGCTGGATTCTTGTTTGATAACCAGAACGGTAGACGCTGACTTCATAAGATCATTCGTTACCGGATCTGATGTGTTTGATGAGATCAGCGAGGATGACTTCTCACGAAATGAGTGGTATCCAGATATGCACAGCGGTTGGTTTTTGCATACAGAAGATGATGAGGTCTGCGGCCTCTGGATGGCTGAGATGCGAAACAGCATCACTATAGAGATCCATCCAATGATCTTAAAAGAGTTCAGAGGAAAGAAAGCGTACAAAGGAGCTAAAGAATTTTTTACTTGGATAACAAAAAACACCAAGTATGAGAAGGTAAACGCAGAGATCGCCACTTGCTTTCCTAATGCCAAGATGTTTGCGGTACAATGCGGCATGAAGTTAGAAGGCACAATTAGACGGTCTTTTAAGAAGAACGGCGAGATACATGACCAATGGTTACTAGGCATCACTAGAGAAGAACTAGAGGCGAGATATGAGTAAGTTAGTCAAAACACTATTCGGCGGCGAGTCTGATGAAGGCATTGAACGCCAAGAGAAAAGTAATCAACTTTTACGAGACTTCCTTGCTCGCCAAGAGTCTATGGCTAGAGCTGATATCCGAAAGGCTATGCCAAGCCAGTATGCTGCAATGACAGCAGGACAGCAGGCTGGATTAGATGTTTACGGTCAATCTATGCCTCAACAGGCTAATGCTTTTGTTGGTGGGAATGTGGCGGCTCAAGGAACATTGCTAGCTGGTATGCCCATGTATGAGCAAGCAATAAGAGGCAGCGATGTTAATTACGCAGCTTTGCAGCCATACCAAGGCAGTTACGATATGGCTTTCACTCAGCAGCAGTTACCTGATGCGGTAGCTAATCCTGCGTATTTAGCTGAAGCAACGACAATAGATCCAGTAATGCAGCATCTAAGTCCTGAGTACCAAGGACAGCAAGCACAAATGATGCAAATGGGGGGAAATCCTCAAGCAAACGCATTGGCTGGCATGGGTATAGACGAAGCTGCTTTGGCTGAGCTGCAAGCAATGAGGCGATTATAATGGCTAGACAAGATGACGAACGCGCAATGGCAGAAGCTCTCAGCGGCATAGGAGCTAATATCCCTAGCGCTGAAGACATAGTTGTTCAATTTGTTCAAGGCAACCCAAACGCCTCGCTAGAAGATATTGCTTCATTAATTCAGTCAACTGGCGCTGATCTGGGGAAAGTGGCTAATACTTTTGGCATTCCTATGGCTGAGGCTCAGCGAGCCTTTGATACTGCTATATCGCCTCAAGCTCCAACTCAAACTGCCGTTAATCAGCCTCAACCAGCACCTCGACCAGTTCCTCAAGTCGAGTTTGAGCCAGCGCCTCGACCAGTTCCTCAAGTGGTTTCTCAACCAGCACCTCAACCAGTTCCTCAAGTCGAGCCTGAGCCAGCACCTGAACCAGCCGAGCAAATTACAGGTTTAGATAAGGTCGCTAACTTTATTGCGGAAGGCAATAAGACTGACGAGCAAATTTACCGTGAGATGGTAAAGAACGATGTACCTATTGAGCAGATAGCCGAAAGAATTAGCTATCCAATAGACGAGGCGACAACAAGATTTACTCGCGCCCAAGAGATGGCCCAGATCGAAGACATTGTAGCTGGCGGCTTAGAGCAGGCTAAAATTGACTTCCCTAACGGCATACCAGACAACCTATTAAGGCGTTACGCAACTGAGACTAATCAGTCTATAGAACAGATAGCCACTAACATGGATAACTTTGGTGTCTCTGTTGATGATATGGCTCGCGCTACCGGAATGCCTATAGCCGAGGTTCAGGCTGCTTACAACAGGGCGAAATCTGGCAATGGCACTACTACTGACGGCACTGTAGCAGGAACAGAGGTGGCTGGTGGAACTGGAGCTGGCGTTAGCTCTGGAACAGGCTCTGTGGCCTCCTCTACAGCCGTAGGAGGCCGTGCAGGAGCAGGCGGTCAAACTGGCTTGGCTGGGTCTGAACGCGCTCTAGCAGGCGGCGTGACTGCTGCTGCACAGGCTATTGAGTCTGGGGCAGGTCAAGCAAGAGCAGACATCCTTGGCGGCACTCAGATAGCTCGTCAGGATTTAACTCAAGGCGCTCAAGAAGCTGGCGGTTTAATTCAGTCAGGCACTGGATTGGGACTAGAGGCTCTTGGCACAGGTCTTGGTGCTGCAAGAAGAGATATTATGGGAGGCGCACAAGCTGGACTTGGCGCATTGTACCAAGGTCTTGGCGGTGCTAGGACTGATCTTCAGGCGGCTCAACAAGCTGCTAATCAACAGTACGGACAAGGATTAGGCGATGTCACAGCAGCTCGTGATCTTGCGTCTCAGCAAGTTGGTCAAGCCTTTGGTCAAGCTGGTCAAATGTTTGATCCGTACCGTCAGGCAGGCGCTGCGGCGCTACAGCAACAAGCCGCATTGTCAGGTGCGTTAGGCCAAGAGGCATTCAATCAGGCTTTCCAAGCAAGTCCACAACAGCAGTTCTTGCGCGAGCAAGGTGAAAGAGCGGCGTTACGCACAGCGGCTGCTAGAGGCGGTTTAAGTGGCGGCAACGTCATGAAAGAACTGTCAAGGTTCAACACTGGCCTAGCCTCTCAAGACTTGCAGAATCAAATTGCCAACTTGCAACAGTTAGGCTCTCAAGGTCTTGGCGCTAGTGGCTCAGCAGCTCAGTATACTGCTCAAGGCGGCGCTGCACAGGCTGACTTGCAGACTCAAGCGGCACAACAGTTAGCTGCACAACGCGCCCAGATTGCTCAGTCTCAGCTTGGCACAGGCCAGCAGCTTGCAGGACTAGGGACGTTAGCAGGCCAGCAAGGACTCAGCACTCTCACAGGCGCTGGGCAGCAGCTAGGAAATCTTGGTGTTACTGGCGGTACTCTGGGAATGCAGACGCTTACAGGCGCAGGCTCGCAATTGGCTGACATAGCTAGTGGCAGGTCTTTAGCGCAGTCTCAGTTAGCTTCTCAGGCAGGCAGGCAGTTAGGTGATGTAAGTCTTACTGGCGGCATGACAGTCGGTGATTACCTGTACGGCACAGGCGGCGCGTTATCAGCTAACAGGATGCAAGCAGGCCGAGACATTGCTGGGAACATTACTAACCAGATTAATGCTCTTGCTCAGTACCAAGGCGATCAAGGCACTCTCATGTCTGATCTGATTGGTCAGCAGGCAAATATACTAGCAGGCATCCAAGGCGGTGCAGGTGCTGGAATGTCTAACATGATTGGTGGCACTGCTGGTCAGCTTGCAGGAGTAGCTACAGGAACTGGTGCTTCTTACAATCCAACTGGATTGGGTGGAACGCAGTTTAACCAAGGCATACTAGCTAATGTGGGTGATGCAGCAGCAGGTATCGGAACAGGTATAAGCGCTGCTCGCATACCAACGTAATAGGAGTAGACTAGAATGGCAGACGCATTTCAAACAGAGTCTCGCAGAAAGCCAACTAGGCTTCAGCAAGTTGGAAGATTTTTAGAAGGCTTTGGCGCTGGATCCCAAGGTAAAGGCAGAGAATACATTGCTGACCTAAGAACTGAGAGAGAATTAAGAAATAAAAAGTTAGCAGACGCATCTGTGCTTGACGCGCAAACAATCGAGCGAGCTTTGTCTAGTGGAGACCAGAAAGAAGCTATTGATGTCTTAGTAGACCGAGCTAATCTGTTAGAAAGAATGGGTGAAGACGCTTCTGATACATACGCATTAAGAAATTTAATTGTAGAAGGTAATATTCAAGGCGCTTTAAGCGAGGTTAATACATTTTTGGGCGCAGCTAAGCGACAAGGACTTATAAAGCCTCCTGCTCCTATTGAAAGTAAATATATCTCTACAGATGCACAAGGCCGCTTAGGAACAGTAGTTCCTTCTGCTGGAGGCGGCACTACATTTGAACCTTCTGTTGGTGCGACTGCTAAGCCTGTAGAGCCTACTGAATATCAAACCTATACCAGTGGTGGAATAGAGCGTTACGCAGATGGGCCTTATGCTGGCTACAGTCTTGGCAAAGTTGCTGAAATGCAAAGAACAGGGCAGCTTGGAAAGTTTGGCGATCCAATGCCAACTTTAGCGCCTAGACCTGCCGCGCCTGCTCCAGAGGTTCGGCCTCCAATGCGTATGACTACTCCTGCTACTGGGACTTCTGATCTGTATGCTGGATTAAGCACTCAAGAAGCCGCAATCCAACAAGCAAAAGACGAAAAGGAACGCTTAGATGCGGAACGAGCAGCAGCAGAAGAAGAGCGAAGAGTTGCGGAAGAAAAAGAAAGGCTTTCTCCGGTGCAAGATGAAGCACAAAAAGCAAATATGAAAAGATTAAATGAGCTAGCTGAATTAAGAGCTAATCGCATTACAGGAATGGAAACTGCACAACAATTTCTTGACGCATTCAGGTCTGGTGAAAAAAGTTCTGGAGCAGGAAGAAAAGCACTTAGTTATTTACCTATTGGAACTTATACGGAGCAAGGCCAATTTGATGAGGCTCTTGATTCTTTTGCAGAATTTGCAGCTAGAGAAAAACTTAAGGCTAGTGGAGAAATTAGGCCAACAGATGCGGATGTTAAAGGAGCAAAGCAGGCTTTGTTCGGTATAGGAAGAGATGAATCAGTAAATATAAATCTTCTTGAAACTTTTATTAGACAACAACAAGCAGCTGAAAATGAATATTTAAATTTAATAAAAGCAAGATCAGAAGGAACTTTGCAAGATTATATTCCTAACATAGATATACCAACCGGAGGAGTTCCTTCGTTCATGCAGTCTGAAGGAGAATTGGATAAAGCAATTAATAGACTCAATGCGTTAGGAGTTACCGGTTAATGGCAACTAAAAATGAAATTGTTTCTGATCTGCAAAGAATTGTAGACGCAGGCAGAGATCAAGAACTTACTGGAGAGGCCAGAGTTCTTCTTGATGCAGCTATCAAAGACGGTTTGATTAAGCCACGCCAAGGCATGATGGGCGCTGTACAAGAAGCTATTTCTCCGCGCTTCCAAGAAGACTTCCCAGAAGTAGAACCAAACTTAAGAATGCCTACAGATCCTGCCGAGGCTCAAGCCTACATTGATCAACTGGCTTCTGATCCTTTAGCAAGATCAGGCGAAGGAATGTTCGGTAAATACGTTGGCGCTCAGGTATCTGAAGACCGATACGGAAGGCCAATAGTTCAAACTCGCACTGGTGAACAGCGTTACCTTAACCGTGGTGGATTAAGTGCTGGCGATATAGGTCGGGCTGGTAGAGGCGCAATGGGATTTGTTGAAGAGGCTGTTCCATACCTTTCAGGAAATGCTCCTACTTATATTAGAGGAGCGTTGCAGCAAGGAGGCATAGGTCTTCTTTCCGAAGCAGAAAAAGTAGCAGAAAGAGCTATAGGTGGAGAAGATTTACAAGCCTCTAGGCTTGCTACAACTCCATTGATCGTTATGGCTGGTGATGTGTTTGGTCGAGGACTTTTTAATACTATCGGAAAAATTTACTCTAGGTTTACAGGAAAGCAAGCTGTAGCAAATGCAATAGACGAGACCACTGGAACTATAAAGCCAGAAGCTATTATAGAAATGCGACAGAATGCAAGTAGCGCCGATATAGATGCTGCTGCGTTTAATGAACTTATGGATATGGCTGAGTCTGGATCATTAGCTGTTTCTGCAAGTCAAGAGCAGATGGATGCTTTTAGCAGGATGATGGATGACTTCCTAACATCTGGCAAAGCAACTGCTGCAATGGCTGAAAGATACAACTTATTTAAGCGCATGGGCATAGAGCCTACACGCGCTCAAGTTACTCGTACTTCTGATGACTTTACTGTTCAACAAGATTTAGCTAAGGAGACAGGTGCGGTAACATCAGCCTTAGAGCAACAGCAAATACAGCTTGGAAAAGCATTTGATACAGTAGAGGCAAAAACAGGTGGAGTTGTAAGCTCTGAGCTTGCGCCTATTCAAACTGCTGTTATAGCAAAAGCGACCAAGTTAGATAATGAGATAGGCCAGCTTTATAGAGAAGCAGACGAGCTTCTTCAAGGTTCTGCTGGCGTTGATATTCGTGGTTTTTTAGAAAAGCTACATACATTTAAACCATTAAACAAAAGGTCTGTCGGCACATACGAAGCTCTTAGAGGACAAGTAAAACAAGATTTAGGAATTGATATACCTAAAGGTCAAGCTGCTCCTGATGGGCCTGTTATGGTTACGCCTCAGCAAGCCGAAATAGTAAGGCAATATGCTAATCAGTTGTTTGACGGAGCGAACAGCACTGCTCGCGTTATAATAAGAGATGTTAAAGAAGCTCTTGATGATGATGTTACAAGAGCTTTGGGAGCAGATGCATATAAGCGAGGTCGTGAGGCATACAAGGAATTTAAGAGAGGTTTAGATCCTGACCAACTAAGCAAGTTTTCTAAGAATGAGAAAAGTTTAATAAGAGATTTACTTGAACAAAAAATCTCTCCTGAAAATGTATTTAATAGAGTTGTCGCTGGGAAAGGATATACGTCATCTGACCTTCGCGCTTTAAAGAATTACATTGTTGGTAGAGATAAATTTGTTAGTCCTCAAGGCGCTCAAGCATGGGCAGACCTAAGAGCAGAAACTATAAATTATATAAAAAATGAAATATTTAGAGGCCCATTGGGAGAGCAAGGAGGCCAAGCAATGACTCGTGCAAGACTAGAGTCTGTATTGAAAAGAATAGGAATGGACAAGTTAAAAGTAATTTTTAACAAAGAAGAGCTTTCTTTTATTAAAGATGTTGTGAGCCTATCGAAAATTATTGAGCCTATTAGCGGTAGAGCGCTTGGCTCTGGCCCTAGCGGACAAGCTATTAAGCAGCTTGAAAACACTGTCAGAGGATTAGGTGGCAGGTTGTCTCAAGGTCTTGTTGACTTGGCTGGATCGGTAATTAAAAGCACAAAACAAGCAGGCCAAGAAAGAATGGCTATATCTGGCGCAGCTCCTATTATGGGTGACGTTGTAGAAAGAGCGACAGTATTAAGGCCAGAAATACCATCTACTGGCGGCGCACTCGGCGCAGGAACAGCAGCAGCGATTACTGAGGAAATAAGATAATGGCTAGATTCGGTGAAATTAACGCACAATACTTTGATGACGCTGGCGCTCCATTAGGAAGCGGCAAGCTGTATTTCTATGAGTCTGGCACTACCACTCCTAAAAATACCTTTAGCGACATCAACTTAACTATCCCTAACACCAATCCTGTCATCCTTACTGCGGCAGGCCGTCAGCCTAACATCTTCTTTAACGGTAATGCCAAAGGCATACTAGCTGACAAAAATGACGTACAGATCCTTGTCAGAGATCCTATTGGTGAGACAGGCACTAACTTTGGTGATGCTTGGGTAGCGACTACCATATACTCAGCAAACGCTGTGGTTATAGGCAGTGATGGCGTTTACTACAGGTCACTAGCTAACGGCAACCAGAACAACAATCCCACTACTACGTCTGGATTCTGGACGCTTTTGTACTCGGTAGAGTGGAATGCTGGTATTACTTATGATGTTGGTGCAGTGGTCACCTATGATAACCAACAGTACCAATCGCTACAGACATCTAACTTAAACCAGAACCCAGAGACCCAAACAGCTTACTGGGTAGGACTAGAGTTTGCTTGGATAGCCACAGCGACATACGCAGAAGATCAGAACGTAGTCGGAACAGACGGCATTCTCTATACGTCTCTCCAGAACTCTAACACTGGCAACGATCCTGCTACGTCACCTGCGTATTGGGTGGGTACTTCAGCAGCGGCAGCGGCTAGTGCAGTAGCAGCGGCGGCGAGTGCGGCAGCGGCCTTGGTCAGCGAGAATGCAGCCGAACTTGCAGAGACTAATGCCGAGACAGCTCAGGTGGCAGCGGAAGCAGCTCAGGCAGCGGCAGAGACTGCGGAAACCAATGCCGAGACAGCCGAAACCAATAGTGCGGCAAGTGCTGCATCATCTGCAACTAGCGCCAGCGAGAGTGCTACTTCGGCGGCAGCGGCCTTAGCAAGCCAAAATGCTGCGGCAACATCGGAATCAAATAGCGCCTCTAGTGCCGCAGCGAGTGCGTCTAGTGCCTCGGCTGCCTTGGCTTCAGAAACGGCGGCAGCGGCCTCTGAGGCGGCAGCAGCGACATCGGAGTCCAATGCGGCTTCATCGGCCAGCTCATCTGCCTCAAGCGCCTCGGCTTCGGCCTCAAGCGCCTCTGATTCTGCGACTTCGGCCTCGGCTAGTGCTTCATCTGCTACGGATTCGGCCAACAGCGCAACAGCAGCGGCGGGTTCAGCAACGGCAGCGGCAGGATCAGCAACAGCAGCAGCAAGCTCAGCTACAGCGGCGGCAGGATCGGCTACCGATGCAGCAGATAAATACGATGAGTTTGATGACCGCTACTTAGGCGACAAAGCCTCTGACCCAACACTGGACAATGACGGCAATGCTTTATTAACTGGTGCTTTATACTTCAACACCACTACAGATGTTATGCGTGTCTACAACGGTTCTGCTTGGCAAGACACAGCTATCAGTCCTAACTCCCCAACCTTCACAGGCACAGTCACGGCTGATGGTTTGGATATTAACGGCACAGCCACAATGGATGGGCTGACT